CTCAAGCAACTACTACAACTGATGGTTCTGTTTCATTTACTGGTGGTATAGGAGTTGCAAAAAATGCAATTGTTGGTGGAGATTTAATAGTTGCAGGTGGTAATTCTAAATTAGGAAACCTAAGAATTGAAAATAATATTATTGCCTCTTTAGCAGGTGCGAATAATACTATATTCATCGATCCATATCCAGATGGATTAAGTAATGAAGGTGAAGTTATCATCAAGGGTAACTTACAAGTTGATGGTACAACAACTACAGTTAACTCAACGCAGACAACTGTTAATGACCCAATTATGATGGTTGGTGATACAACCAGCACTAGAACCGTGATGTCAACTATGGCATCGGGTGCAACAGCAGTTGTAGTTGATCAAGTAACAGGTATCGCAGTTAATGATACTCTTTTACATTCAAGTTTTTCTGCAAGTGGTATTACAACAGTTACAGCAATTAATACTGGAACTAAGACACTTACATTCCAAGGAACAGCAATTGCAGGTATTAGCACACAAACTGAGATAACAGTTGTACACGCAACAGATACTAACACTGACCGTGGACTTGGATTTACTTATAATGTTGGTGTTGGAACAGCAAACTCAACCGATGGTTTCTTTGGATTAGATGATAGTTCAATCGCATCTAGTTCCGCTGGAACAGGTAATCATGGAACACATGGCGATAACAGTCGCAGATGGACATATGTTCCTGATGCAACCATCACAGCAAGTGTTGTTTCTGGTGCGAAAGGTTTCTTAGATATTAAAGGTATTTACTATCAATCAGGTAATTTTGACTCAGGTGGTGTAGTTTGGTTTGATGATACAGGTTTACAAAGATCTACTAACAATCCACAAACTCCTGTAATTACCTCAAAACAAATATTGACTGCAATTACAAAAGTTACTCTAAGTTCATTAAGTGCAAATATTACAGTAGCAGTTGGTGATATTATAAAGCAAGATAGTACTGGTGCTTTTGGTATAGTAGAGACTGCTGTTACAGGTGGAAATTCCGTTAATTTAATCGGTGTTGAGGGAACATTCAACACAAGTAATAACTTAAGAAGAGAGGGTGTAAGTGGTGCGATTGCAAACCTTGCATCTACACCAGGTGCCAAAACAGACGTATATATAAACAAACCACACTGGACATCAACTCTGGACGGAGGTACTTTCTAAAAATGCAGCAAAACAGTGAAGTAGATATTAATGTATTAGTGAATTTATACAATACAAGATTAGCAGCAGCATTAAATCAAAACGTTCTTTTGGAAGCAAAACTCCAAACTCTAAAAAATGATTTTGAAAAAGAAAAAAATGAACTTTTAGAGCAACTCGCAAATCTCACGGAAAAAAATGAAACCCACGAATAGAGGACAACTTATCAATTATGGTTTGCGTCAGTTAGGAGCACCTATTTTACAAATCAACGTTGATGATGATCAACTTCATGATTTAGTAGATGATACTATTCAATTATATCAAGAGAGACATTATAATGGTATTGAAAGAATGTACCTTAAATATAAGGTAACTCAAGACGATTTAGATAGAGGGAGAGCAAAGGGGACTGATGGTGTTGGTATTGTTACTACCACTGGTATACAAACATCAAATGTAACTGTAACTAGTAATTTTTACGAAACATCTAATTTTTTAGCTGTACCAGATACTATTTTAGGAGTAAATAAAATATTTAAGTTTGATACAAGTTCCATCTCTGGTGGAATGTTTAGTATTAAATACCAATTATTTTTAAATGACTTATATTATTTTAATTCAGTTGAACTATTGCAATATGCGATGACAAAAACATATCTTGAGGATATTGATTTCTTACTTACAACTGATAAGCAAATAAGATTTAATATGAGACAAGATAGATTATATATGGATATTGATTGGGGAGCACAATCATTAGATACTTTTTTTGTTATTGACTGTTTTCGTGCGATAGATACAGAGCAAATTTATAATTCTCCATTTGTTAAAAGATATTTTACAGCGTTACTCAAAAAACAGTGGGGTCAAAATTTAATTAAGTTTAGAGGAACTAAATTACCAGGTGGAATTGAATTAAACGGTAGAGAAATATATGATGAAGGTGTGAGAGAATTACAGGCACTCAGAGATAGAATGACACAAGATTACGAAATGCCTCCTCTCGATTTTATTGGGTGATTAATAATGGCATTAAATCCCTATTTTTTACAAGGATCACAAGGTGAGCAAAGATTAGTTCAAGATTTAATAAATGAACAATTACAAATTTATGGTGTAGAAGTTACATATATTCCACGAAAATTTGTAAATCAAAAAACTATTATTGAAGAAGTGCAATCATCAAAATTTGATGATAATTTTGCTGTTGAGGCATATGTTGAAACATATGATGGATATGCAGGTGCAGGGGATGTTCTTACAAAATTTGGAATGAGTTTAAGAGATGAAGTAACACTTACTATTTCAAAAGAAAGATTTGAAGAATTTATTTCTCCATTTATGAACTCAGATGATGATATTGAATTATCAACAAGACCTCGTGAGGGTGATTTGGTATTCTTCCCATTAGGTGCAAGACTATTTGAGATTAAATTTGTTGAACATGAAGATCCATTTTATCAATTAGGTAATACTTATGTTTATAAACTTAAATGTGAATTATTTGAATATGAAGATGAAGTTATTGATACGTCAATTGATATTATTGATACACAGGTAGATGATGTAGGATATATTGCAAATCTCAAGTTAGTTGGAATTGGAATTACAGCGACTGCATCAGCTACAATTGGTGACGGTTATATAAGAGAGATATTTTTGAATAATGATGGATCTGGATTCACTGGAACACCCACGGTGGCAATTTCAACATCTCCAAGTGGAAACATAGGAGATAATGCCACAGCAGTTGCGTTTACAACTGAAAGAGCAGGTGTAAGATCAATTGATAAGATATTATTAACAAATGCGGGTGCTAATTATACTACACCACCAATAATTACAATATCAGGTGGTGGAGGAACTGGTGCAGCAGCAACCTGTTCTATTAATACAACATCAGCAGGTGTAATTAGATTCACTATAACTAATAATGGTGTTGGATTTGGAACAGCACCAGTAGTTACTGTATCAAATCCTGCTTTAGGAGTCCCATCTCAGAGGGCAATTGGTATCGCATCAATTGGTGATGCTGGTAATGGATTTAATCAGGTAAATTCAATATTTGTATCTAATCCAGGTGAAAATTATAATAATACTGTAACTGTAACTATATCTGACCCAGAAACAATTAGTGGTATTGGCACATATCAATTTAATGAAATTGTCCAAGGAATGCGTTCTGGAACTCAAGCAAGAGTTAAGAGTTGGGATAAGGATACTGGAATACTTCAAGTAGGTAATGTTGGTATTGGAACAACAACCACAGGATTCTTCCCTGGTGAAGATATTAAAGGTCTTACATCAGAAGCATTATTTAGTGTTGCTAATTTTGATGATAATACCAAAGATAAATATAATGAAGGCGATATATTTGAGTCAGAGGCAGACTTATTAATTGACTTTTCTGAATCAAATCCATTTGGTAGTTTCTAATGTTAGGTAATTATTTTTATCACGAAATAATAAGAAAAACGGTTATTGCGTTTGGCACACTGTTTAATGATATTCATGTGCGTCACGAAGATGGTGCAGGAAATGAAATAAGTGAAATCAAAGTTCCAATTGCATATGGTCCAAGACAAAAGTTTTTAGCAAGAATTACACAACAAGCAGAACTCAATAAAGCAACTCAAATTACATTACCAAGAATGTCATTTGAAATTACAAATATATCATATGATTCTACAAGAAAGGCAGGTATAACACAAACATTTAAGGCATTAGATAATGAAGATGGAGATAAAATGAAAAAAGTGTTTATGCCTGTGCCTTATAATCTTGGGTTTGATTTAAATATTTTAGTAAAGTTACAGGATGATGGATTGCAAATATTAGAACAAATATTACCGTTCTTTCAACCAGGATTTAATATCTCAATAGATTTGGTAAAGTCAATAGGAGAAAAAAGAGATATACCGATGGTTCTTCAAAACATCGCTCAACAAGATGATTATGAGGGAGATTTTGCAACAAGAAGGGCATTAATATACACTTTATCATTTACTGCAAAAACATTTTTCTTCAATCATATTGCAAAAACTCCAGAAGGACTTATCAAAAAAGTTCAATTGGATTATTACTCAGATACAAATACAAGAACAGCAAAACGAGTTCAGAGATATACCGTTGTTCCAAAGGCGAAGAAAGATTATAACGAAGATAATGTTATAGATACACAAGATGATGTATTAATTGAACCAGGTGATGATTTTGGATTCACAGAAACAAGCACATTCTTTGGTGATTCAAAAGACTTTGCACCAAAGAGAGGAGTTGATATCTAATGGCTAAGGGTTATGATTCTTTAAATGACACGTTCAACACTGATGGTAGTGTCGAGGTAGATGCAATTGTCAAAGCGGATGAAATAACTAGAGATGATGAAGTAAAAAAAGATTATGATTATACAAGAGGAAATTTATATTCATTAATTGAAAAGGGGCAAGAAGCAATCAACGGTATCATGGAAGTTGCAGGTGAAACTGCAAGTCCAAGAGCATATGAAGTTGCAGGTCAATTAATAAAATCTGTTGCAGATACTACAGATAAATTAGCAGACTTACATAAGAAAGTTAAAGATATAGAAGAAGATAATCCCAAAAAACAAAATACAGTTACAAATAATGCACTATTTGTAGGTTCTACAAGTGAATTATCAAAAATGATAAAAGACGGTTTACTAAATAATAATAGCTCTGAATAGTTTGTAAATGGGTAAGACTTCCTGTAAAAAGGGACATTACTATTGTAACACTGATAAAAAGTGTAAACCGATTCCTGACGGTTATAAAATGCGTGAGGATGGTTTTTTGGTCAAAGAAGGTTGGTCTGACAAATATAAAAAGTCAATCGACTGTGATAATCCAAAAGGATTTAGTCAGAAAGCACACTGTGCTGGTAAAAAGAAAAAGATGACTGAGGAATCAAATCCTCGTATTGCCCGTAAAAAAGGACAACCTGCAAAATCTAAAAAACATTCTGATTTATATACTGATGAAGATCCTAAAGGAACTATTCATGGACTTGGTTTTAAGAATGTCGCTATTGCGAAAGCGAGTGTGGCAAAGATTAGGAAATCAAGTCGATCACATGCTCATAAGATTCAAGCAGCGATTGCTATGGAGCAAAGAGCAAGAGTGATGGGTAAAACCTCTGAGGCAGCAGTCTACAGAAAGTTTATCAACTCTATGAAAAAGAAAACGAAAGCGATGAATGAAGAAAAGAAAGGTGATCACGAATATGAAATGATTCGTCGTCAAACTGATAACATCATGGTCAACGCTAAAAAACTTAAGAAAAAAGTTGGTAAAGGTGAGGGTGAAGCGAAAGCATGGGTTCAGTCAAAGATAACTAAGGCAGCAGATTATCTTGATACTGCAGCAGATTACATGACAAACAAAGATGATGTAAAAGAAGGTTCACTTCACAAATGGTTTAAGGGTTCTAAATCCAAAGACGGAAAAGGTGGATGGGTGAATGTTGTTACTGGTGGTACTTGTGCTAGTGATGAACCAGGTGAGGGAACACCAAAATGTGTTTCTTCTGCAAAGAGAGCAAGTATGAGTAAGAAAGAAAGATTATCAGCAGCAAGAAGAAAGAAAAAAGCAGATCCAAATCAACAAAGTAAGACTGGTGCTGCAAAACCAACTTATGTTTCAACTGACAAACCTAAGAAAAAGAAAAAGAAAATGAAAGAAGAATTCATCTCACTACCACTTCAACTTGAAGTTCCACAGAATGATGGGGAGTTTAGGTTAGGTATGATGTTCCGTGAAAGTTTGGAGCAGGATCGTGGTATGCTCTTTATATTTGAAAATACTGATTATCATTCTTTCCACATGAAGAATACTTTCATACCTCTTGATATTGCGTTCATAAACGAAGAGGGTATAATCGAAAGTATTAAAGAATTAGACCCGATGAATCCAATACCTGTATATCCTGATGGTGAGATAAGATATGCTATTGAAGTAAATCGTGGTTGGTTTGCAGAAAATGGAGTTGTAGTTGGAGATACAATATTAGAAGAGGGATGTGAGGTATGTGGAGAAAGTTGTGATGGTTGTGAGTGTGAGTGTCACGATACAATTACAGAGGTTAAAGATAGAAAAGGTAAGGGTAGTGGTACAAAAGACGCTTGCTATCATAAAGTTAAGTCAAGATATTCAGTCTGGCCAAGTGCGTATGCATCAGGTGCATTAGTCAAGTGTCGTAAAGTCGGTGCTGCAAACTGGGGTAATAGTCGTAAAGAGGAAGTTGAGTATGAAGTAGAGGTATCGAATAAGCATCATTATGATTGGAGAGATGCATTATCTGAGCATCATAGAAAAGATGAAGATGGTAATACAATACCTCACGAACATGAGGATGATATTAAAGAAGGACATTATGGAAAAGCAGTAAATAAAATTCCAAAGGAATTAGATGCTGCTGTTAAATTGCATAAAAGTCAGGCAGAGAGATTAAGAAAATCTCCTGAGTTTAAGAAAGATGCTGGTGAAACTGCAAATAAAATACCTGGTCAATTAGACAAGGCAGTTGCAATGCATACAAAACAGGCAAAGCAACTTAGATCAGCAGGTGTTGGTGATAAGAAAAATTGTGGATGTGGACAAACACCTTGTAAGACTTATGGTAAGAAAAAAGAGATGAAAGAGGGTATGGGTGCTGCCCTTGGTGGATTAGTGGGAGCTGGAATGGCAATAGCTGGATCAATAAAAAAAGAGCAAGATAAAGCAAATTATAAACCTGGTACAGGTAGAAAGGTTGACACTGCTGGAACAGTTGCTAATGTTATTAAAAACAAAGGTAAAGTCGTTACTAAAGATCATTATGATTGGAGGCAGGAGTTAGAAGAAAAGAAAGGACAAAAATGTTGGCCAGGATATGAAAAGAAAGGAACCAAAATGATGTTTGGTAAGAGGTATAATAATTGCGTAAAAAAGACTAAAAAGGAGGAGTTAGAGGTCGAAACTCCTTCTTTAGATGAAATGAAAGTTAAACAAGTAGTTCCTAAAAAAATAAGTGGGAAAAATCCTGCAAATATGGCATTACCTAAAGGTGTTAAGTCAGGTGTTGATTATAGACTTTTATCTCAACAAGCAGAATTAGATGGTCAGATTGTTTCTGAAAAAAAGATGACTAAGAAACAAATGAAAAAACGTGATGAGATTGCTGATGCGATTGGTAAAAAGGATATGAAAAAAAGATATGGTGATGAAAATGTAAGATACGCAATTGCTACAAAATTGGCAATGAAGGAGGACATCACTGATGAAGCACTCACAATTCAGGATTGGAATGTCGATGATATTAAATTCACTGAGATTGAAACAGTAGATATTATTAAACCAAACCCAATTAAAGAAGGGTATTCTGATTGGAGAGATGACTTAGGTGAAGATTGGCAGAAAATTAATCGTAAAGATAAGACTGATGGATTAAGTAAAAAAGCAGTCAAGGCATATCGTCGTGAGAATCCTGGTTCTAAATTAAAGACTGCTGTGACAAAAGATCCAAAGAAACTGAAGAAAGGTTCTAAAGACGCAAAGAGAAGACTATCATTCTGTAGAAGAATGAAAGGTATGAAGAAAAGACTCACATCTGCAAAAACTGCAAGAGATCCAGATTCAAGAATCAACAAGGCACTTAGACGTTGGAATTGCTGATGAAAACATTTAAACAATTTCAAGAGCAAGTAACTCCTAAAAATGAGTTAGAGATGTCTCCCTTTAGTGGTATCAAAAATATCAATATGGGAGGTGTAAACTACATTAGAACAAAAGATGTTATTAACAGAGGTATAAGGGATTTTATAATTAAATATAATGTAGGTCCTTTTGCAAAAAATAAAAAAACAACTAAGTCAAAAGTATCCTAATGAAAACGTTCCAACAATTCTACGAAGAAGCAAAAGTAAAAATTATAAAACTTAGAGATAAAGGATATACGACTCGACAGAGATATTATCCAAAGGCTTATAAAAAATTAGTGCCGATACCAAAACCTGTAGACGAAGTATGAAAACTTTTCAACAATTTCAGGAACAAGTTTTTCCAAAAAAACCAAAGTACGAAAGAGGTATCACAGGTAAAAAATTATTTGTCATGCCTTTAGACTTACGTTCAACAGAGAGAAAAATGCAAAATATACGTGCTCAAACAGGATTAAAGTTTGATTAGATAAATAATCAATAAAAGTTTAGAAGAATGATCACATTAATTAAGGGTACTGAGGCAGCATGTGGCACTAATGCTGCAGGTGCATCCACCTTTGGTAGTGCTACAGCAGTACGTCTTGTTAACACTACAGGAACTGCAAGACTAATAACTGTTGTTGATGAAGTTGGAGGATCAACAACTATCGGAACCTTTACATTACTTGGTAATACAAAAGAAGTTGTAGAGAAAAAATCAACTGAAGCAATATTTGCAGCACACGCTTCTGTTTTAGGAGCAGCTGTTGGATATACAATAAGTTAATAATTTAATTTTACATAATGAGTGAAGTTTATCTTGGCAATCCTAATTTAAAAAAGGCAAATACTCCTATTGAATTCACGCAGGATAATATTGTCGAATTTTTAAAGTGTAAAGATGATCCTGTTTATTTTGCAAACAAATACATAAAGATAGTATCGCTTGATGAAGGATTAGTTCCTTTCAAACAATATGCGTTTCAAAAGAAATTAATTCAAAATTTCCATGAAAACCGTTTTAACATCTGTAAAATGCCTCGGCAGACAGGTAAATCCACTACAGTTGTATCTTATCTCTTACATTATGCAGTTTTTAATGATAACATTAATATTGCTATACTGGCAAACAAAGCCTCTACTGCCAGAGATTTATTAGGAAGATTGCAATTAGCATATGAAAACTTGCCAAGATGGATGCAGCAAGGTATTATATCTTGGAATAAAGGTTCTCTTGAATTAGAAAATGGATCTAAAATATCGGCTAACTCGACTTCTTCTTCAGCTGTTAGGGGCGGTTCTTATAACGTTATATTTCTCGACGAGTTCGCATTTATACCTAATCATATTGCTGACGACTTTTTTGCCTCTGTATACCCTACAATCTCTTCAGGACAAAAAACAAAAGTAATTATTGTATCTACACCACGAGGTATGAATCATTTCTACCGTATGTGGCATGATGCTGAAAGAGGTAAGAATGAATATGTTCCAACAGAAGTTCACTGGTCAGAAGTACCAGGTCGTGATGAAGCATGGAAAGAACAAACAATCGCAAACACATCAGAGCAACAATTTAAAGTTGAGTTTGAATGTGAGTTTCTTGGATCTGTCAATACTTTAATCAATTCTGCTAAGTTAAAGAATTTAGTTTATGAAAATCCCATTCAAAAAAATGCGGGATTTGATGTATATGAGTCACCAATTAAAGATCATAATTATTTGATTACTGTTGACGTTGCTCGTGGGTTGGGTAATGATTACTCTGCTTTTATAGTTTTTGATATTACAAACTTCCCATATAAAGCAGTGGCAAAATATCGAAATAATGAAATTAAACCCATGTTATTTCCTAGTATTATTGCTGACATAGGTAAAGCATATAATAAAGCATTTATACTATGTGAAGTAAATGATATTGGAGATCAAGTTGCATCTATATTGAATTATGATTTAGAGTATGATAATTTATTGATGTGTTCACAAAGGGGTCGTGCTGGACAGGTGGTTGGTGCTGGATTTAGTGGTAAAAGATCTCAATTGGGTGTAAGAACCACAGCAGCGGTTAAAAAGTTAGGATGCTCAAACTTAAAAACTTTACTTGAGGATGACAAAATATTAATTATCGACTATGATATAATATCTGAATTAACTACATTTTCACAAAAACATAATTCTTTTGAGGCAGAGGAAGGGTGTAATGATGACTTAGCAATGTGTCTTGTTATATTTGCTTGGTTAGTCGCACAAGATTATTTCAAAGAAATGACTGACAACGATGTTAGAAAAAGAATATATGAAGAACAAAAGAATCAGATTGAGCAAGATATGGCACCTTTTGGATTTATATCTGATGGTTTAGACGAAGATTCTTTTGTAGATAAAGATGGAGATTTATGGAAAGTAGATGAATACGGAGACCGTTCATATATGTGGGATTACATGTAATGTTAGATCCAGTCGAAGTAAACAAATCATTAGATGATATACGTCCATACATCGAATCAGATGGTGGATATCTTGAATTTATAGAATTGGATTATAATTTAGAAGAAAATGTAAGAATGTATTATGGAGTAAAGGAGGGTGAAGAAGCAGCGATTGCAAAAGTAAGATTAAGTGGTGCTTGTGAATCATGTGCTATGAGTGCTCAAACATTACGAATGGGTATTGAGAGACATCTCACACAAAAGTTTCCAGAAATAGTAGGAGTGATGCAAGTTCTATAATGGAATTTGATGAGCAACTTGATGATGTACATTTTGTTTTTACAGAGAGAAAATGTCGTGTTTGTGGTAAAACAAAAGATTTAATTGATGGATTTTATCTTATAAGGAAGAATAAAAGTATCCAATCATCATATTCATATGAATGTAAAACGTGTACAATTAGTAGAGTAAAGAAATCAAAAAAGAAATTAAACAATAAATGGGAATACCCAGATTGGTAGTTCATGCACTGTTTCCCCGATGTAAATGGTATTTTTAATAAATAATTTCAGAAAAAATATCCTGAGATTGGAGAATACATATGGCTTTAAATTTAGCCTCTCCTGGTATTGTAGTAAGAGAAGTTGACCTCACTATAGGTAGAGTGGACGCGACAAGCGGCTCTATTGGTGCACTAGTCGCTCCATTTACGAAAGGTCCTGTGGAGGAAGCACAACTCATAGAGAGTGAGGCAGATTTATTACAAACTTTTGGACAACCTTATTCTGTTGACAAACATTATGAATACTGGATGGTCGCATCATCATTTTTAGCATATGGTGGTACTATGCAGGTCATTCGTGCTAATGACGATGGTTTAAAAAATGCAACAGATGATGGTTCACCAGAATTATTAATAAAGAGTGATACACATTATAATCAACTTGGTTATGATGACAATATTATAGCTTCTACTGTTATTGCAGCAAAAACACCTGGTAGTTATGCTAACGGTATAAGAGTTTCAATAATAGATGGCAAAGCAGACCAAATACTTACCACAACTGGTATATCAACAGTTGGATTAGGTGTTACACAAAGTGTAGCAAATAGAGTTGTTGCTGGTGCTGCTGGAACAAGTTTACTTGATGGATACCTTAAAGGTATTGTTACTGGAATTCCTGAAGCGGGAAAGGCAGAGGTTAAAGTTTTACAACATGTATCTGCTGCTGGAACAGTTACAAATGTAAATTATCAACAAAATGGTGTATATTGCTTCAAAGCAAATGAAATTCTTACACCAAGTGCTGCTGGAACAAACGTAGGCACTGGAAGCACCGTAATTCCTACTGCACAAGTTGACTGGTTTGAACAGCAAGAAATTGTTCTAACAACAAAAGACGGAAACGGTAATCCAATCAAATTAGAATGGGATCAGTTAGCAGAAGCACCTGGTACTTCATCTTTTGTCTCAGCAAGAGGTGGTAGATTTGATGAACTTCATGTTGTTGTGATTGATGACAAAGGAACAATTACAGGTAATGCTGGAACAATTCTTGAAAAACATCTAAATCTATCAAAAGCAACAGATGGTGAGTATTCAGTTGGTTCAACATCATACTGGAGAAAGTATCTTGCAACTAATTCGCAATATATTTACGGTGGAACTTCTCCTACCATCACTGCAGCTGCATTTGTTAATGGTACTGCAACAGCAATAGGTGCTGTTGATACTGATAATGCTTGGGATCAAGCAGCAGATTCTGCAGGTTCTGGATTCGGTGTTTCTGGTGTATATACCAAATCATTAACAGGTGGTAAAAATTACGGTGGAAAAACTGATTATACAACATCAGGTGCACTTAACTCTGGTATCGACGATTTACTCTCTGGTTACGAATTATTCGCAAATACTGAAGAGATAGAAGTTGACTTCCTTCTCATGGGTGCTGCCCATCATCCGAAAGAGGAGTCTCAGGCAGTCGCTGAAAAAGTAATTCAAGTTGCAGAACTTAGAAAAGATGCAGTTGCATTTATTTCACCTTATCGTCAGGCATTCTTGAATGATAGTTCAGTTGGAACTGTAACTGTGAATAACATAGACACAATTACAAATAATGTTGTTGGATTCTATGCTCCAATTACATCTACAACATATGGTGTATTCGATAGTGGATACAAATATATGTTTGATAGATTTAATAATACGTTCCGTTATGTCCCATTAAATGGTGATATTGCTGGAACTTGTGCAAGAACTGATATTGAACAGTTCCCTTGGTTCTCACCTGCTGGTACAGCAAGAGGATCAATCTTAAATTCTGTAAAACTTATCTACAATCCTGGTAAGAAACAGAGAGACATTCTATACTCAAATAGAATTAACCCTGTAATTCTCTCACCTGGTGCTGGTATTATTCTCTTTGGAGATAAAACTGGATTCGGTAAGTCATCAGCATTTGACCGTATCAACGTTCGTAGATTGTTCATCTTCTTAGAAGATGCTATTTCAGCAGCGGCTAAGGATCAACTCTTTGAGTTTAACGATGAACTAACAAGAACAAACTTCGTAAATATTATTGAACCATTCCTAAGAGAGGTTCAATCCAACAGAGGTA